CGATGGTGAAGAGCGTGAGCTACGCGGACAGCACCAGCGTTGCCTATGTGGTCAACCCGCCCGGACTGCCCACCGTGGTCCGCGATCTGCTGACGGCGCATCGTCTGCCGGGGCTGCGGTGACGGGGAGGGGGGTGTTCGTATTTCGTTCGGTGGGGGCGTAGACCGGTCGGGGGTCAAGTGCGAGATGCCGCCGAAATTGGAGGTTTTGCAGCCATGAAGGGCAGAAAGCCGAACCTGTCGGTGGTCGAGGGCGGGAAGTCTCCCGGCCGGGCACCGCCGCCGCCGTCCTGGATGGCCGATCACGCGAAGGCCGAATGGAAGCGGGTCGCGCCTGAATTGCACCGTCGCGCGCTGCTGACGGCGGAGGCCAGGGCAACGCTCGAATCGTACTGCATCGCCGTCGGCACCGTGCGCGAAACCGAGGAAACCCTGATCCGGGAGGGCCGCACCGTCCAGGGCGAACGCGGTCCCGCCGTTCATCCCGCGTTCAAGGTGCAACAGGGTGCCATGCGGGAGGCTCGGCTGTTGGGCTCCGAACTGGCGTTGACGCCGCACAGACAGGCCCTAAGAGGCAAGACCGATGACGACACCGGAAACGACGGATGGGGCGGACTGGTGGACGGCTGACCAATGCCGGCCCGCCTGGTTGTTCGATGACTCGGAGATACCGGACCCGCACGGCAAGGGCGCTCGCGCCGTCGCGTTCGTCGAGCGACTGACGATCACCGAGGGACCGCGCGCGGGGCAACCGCTGGGCAAGGTGCTGGCACCGTGGCAACGGCGGCTGATCGCCAAGGCATACGGTGACACCCTGCCCGATGGCCGGCGCCGTTTCTCTGATATTGCGGTATGGCTTCCGAGGGGCAACGGCAAGACCACGCTCATTGCCGCGTTGGGGTTGCTTCACCTGCTGGGGCCGGAGCGTGACGCCGCCGGTCAGGTGGTGGTCGCGGCGGCTGATCGGGGGCAGGCATCCATTGGGTTTGGCCATGCCCGCCGGTACGTCGAGGCCGACCGCACCCTGTCCCGGATCGTGCGCGCCGTCGAGTCTCAGAAGGAGTTGCACCACGGCAAGAGCGGATCGGTCCTGAAGGCGATCAGTCATGAGAGCTACACCAAGCACGGGCTCAACGTCTCGCTGCTGATCGGCGATGAAATCCACGCATGGCCGGCGCACTCGGGGCGCGAACTGTGGCGCGTGCTGCGGACTTCCATGGGCAAGCGGGCCGACCCGCTGACCATCACGATCAGCACGGCCGGGGTGGGCCGCAACACGCTCGCATGGGATCGGTGGTCCTATTCGCACGCGGTCATGAAGGGCGAGCGCGAAGACGAATCGTTCCTGCCCGTCATCTTCGCCGTGCCCGAACCGCCGGAGGGTGAGGACGTTCCGTGGCAGGACGAAGCCCTGTGGCACGCGCTGAACCCGGCCTTGGGCGAGTTCCTATACCTCGACGAACTGCGCAAGCTGGCCCGCCAGGCCGCCCCGCTGCCCCACGAGGTGGAGGGCTGGCAACAGTTGCACCTGAACCGCTGGATCGACGGCAGCGTGGCCGGATGGGTGGCGATGACCAGTTGGGATCGGGGCGCCGATCCGGTGGACCTGGACGCGCTCGAGGGCCGGCCGGCCTGGCTCGGTGTTGACCTCAGTTCAACAACAGATATCTGCGCCGTAGTCCTGGCCCTGCCCGACGACGACGGCGGGGTGGACGTGGTGCCGTTCTGCTTCGTGCCCGCCGACAACATCCGCCGCCGGGCGGAGGTGGACGGGGTGCCGTATCCCACCTGGGCAGATACCGGCCTTCTGACCGCGACCCCGGGCAATGTGGTGGATTATGGCGCGGTGGAAGCCTGCATCATCGGTTTGTGCGAGCGGTTCGACGTGCGCGAAGTCGCCATGGACCAGTGGAACGCCACGGGGTCGATTACCCGCCTGCAAGAGGCCGGGGTTCCGGTGACCACCCACCGTCAGGGCTTCGTGTCCATGTCACCGCCCATGAAGGACACGGAACGCCTGATCCTGTCCGGCAAGCTACGCCACGGCGGACACCCGGTGTTGCGCTGGTGCGTCGGCAACGTGGTCCCGGACAAGGACCCGGCCGGCAACATCAAGCCGTCCAAGGCCCGCGCGAAGGAGCGAATCGACGCCGCAACCGCGCTCATCATGGCCGTGGGCCGCGCCGTGGCCGGCGAAGGCGCGCGTTCGATCTACAACGACGAATCGGCCCGCCCGGACGGGTTCCTGATCCTATAGGGGGTGACGATGACACCGGACCTGAAGACGCCCTTCCGCCTGTTGGGGCAGGCCGCCGTGTACACCCCGACCGCTGGCGCCCCGGTGGCGTGCCAAGCCATGCCCGTTGGCGGAGGGCAGGTGTTCACCGTGGGCCGCGTGTCGTTCACGGCGGAGCAGCCGTTGTTCCACGTTCGCAGGGCGGAGGTGTCACCGGCTGCCGGTGGCGTGCTGACGGTGGATGGCACCGCGCACCCTGTCCAGGCCGTCGAGCCCGTCGAGGGTGATCCCCGCGGGCTTCTGTGGCAGGTGGTGCCCGCCTGGGGCGCGGTGTTTGCCTGGACCACCCCGGGCAGCGGCGGGGGCAGTCCTTACGATCCCGTCGGGGACGACGTGACGCTGACGGCGCGGGCCGCGAGCGCGGGGGCAACGTCATTGACCCTGGTTGCGTCCACCTGGACATCGGGGCGCGTCCGCGACGGTGATACCCTGGTGATCGAGGGCAGCAATTACACCGTCACGAACGACGTTGCGGTGTCGCTCGACAACATGCAGTACGTGTTCGCCAACGTGCCGATC